CCGTCAGTAGCTGAACAGGAGGGACAGCTGATAGAAACAGAAGCCACTGGAGCACCTCAAAAACACCATCATACACTAAATCAGTAAGTTGGCAGCATCACCCTCAGCATGCTTGATATTATAGAATGTGCTAGCACGGGAGGGTGCTCTTGGGGCGACAAGTCGGGCTATCATCTGTTCATCAGTCTGCCCAACGTGACGCGCAATCGTATGGCCCAAGGTTCCGCCTTCATGATCCATTAGCCTGATTCGACCGGAATATACGGTGCCGACTCGCGCAGCACCTGCTGCCGAAGCAAAAATGAACGGTACGGCAAGATCAACTGCTACTGCGACTTTATAAGCAGTAGCCGGATCAGCCGCTAACTCACCAGCAGCCATTTCAATTAATTGGGCAGTTGCCGTTTCCGTTTTACGTCCGGTCCAGACCTGTTTTAAAGAAGCATTAAGCGTATCCAGACTATGAGCACCAACGACAACACATCCGGCTTTAGTTATCATGGTTGGTTCAGGCACAATACACAAAACGCCAGCCCCGAAGATCTCCGCAACGCCACTGACAACCCTAAGCCCCCCCAAAGCCGGTTACTTAAGGTTTCACCTTCGCTAATGGTATTGCGGCGAACGATAGCCGCTATTTGCATGGGTGATAAAGCTAATGTTAACCCTTCATCTTCATTCATTTTAAAATCCTTTTAATAATGAATATGAGCATTGATCACGGGTAAGGGTATAACTCTGCAAGCAGTCAATCAATAAGCAAAAATGAGCTAACCCCTCACTGCGCTCCTTGTTCAACCCTACCGACGCCAAAAACTGGTTTTTGACGTCGGTAGGGTTATCAAAGTTGCCAACTCTCACAAACTTAGTATCGGTAAGCGCATCCTCTTTACCTTCATTGAGGTATCTGGTGTTGTAATAGGTGGGTTATTAGTTCTGCTTTGCAGTTACTGGTTTTTCCATTACGACACATGGCATGAACGGCTGATCGCAATTGGCCTGACGATCACCGTTGTCTATTTCATAGGGAAAATGCTGCCTGAACGACCAGATCAGTAGACCCGCCAGAGTGTATAAATTTCAGTTTCGTAAAGTCCCCCCTAAGCTCATTAAGCCTTGCCAGTGGTAACCTGGCTACGCTTATGGCGAATTCACCAAGGCTGCTACCCCATACACTTATCGCCAGAACTCCAAGAGGCGGCGCTGCCGCCATAAAAAAACCCGCTTACGCGGGCTTTGCTTTTCAAACGCTCAGGCGCGCACCTCAGGCTGCTTCTTCGCTATCGCCACCTTCTCGACTTTACCTGGCGTCACGATCATGCCGGTCACGCTCTTGTGCGTCTTAAAGGTGCAGCTGCAGTTGATGTTCTGGCACTGGTTGTAGCGCTCTTTGGTCTCGTTAGAGATGTAACGGCTACTGCGCGTGTGGGCAGCGCTCTGACACAGCGGGCAATGCATCATTTGTGAGTTCCTCAGTAGTTGTCGCGTTCATTATCGCGCAATCAACTCACAAAAAGCAAATTAATTAACTATATGTTAGTTAACTCTCACATATTCCACATCCGTGATGTCTTTTTCCAGCTCCAGGATCGTGGTAAAACCCTCGGTCACGTTCAGATTGTGCGTCACTTTACTGATTATCCAGGCGCTGGCGTCAATCGCCGCTTTGAAGCCGCTGACCCTGACCGGAGTCTCAGGATAGAGATCCGCGCGTCCTGTCGCCAGCTGAAAGGTAAAGTGAGCCGCGCCGCGTTGAATCTCGTTCCACTTCGCCTGCGCCGCCTGCATCGCCGCCTCTTCGCTGTTGAAGACGTCCGGCAGCACCAGCAGGCTCTCTTTCGCGCCGGAAAGATAATCCCCTTCCTGATTACCCGTTAGCCGCGGCGCGCTTTGCGCATCAGGATGAGCGACCGCAGCATCGTTCGCGGCCTTTACCTTGCGCTGCATCTGCACCACATGCGTTTTCGCCTCTTTTATTGAGAGCCATCGCGCCTGCACGCCGCTATAAGTGGTGCGATCGGCAACAGTAAAATTGTGTTTATCGCCATCCTGGCGCGTCAGCGCCACCGTGGGTATGGCGCTGCCGGTGGCTAACTGGCCGCTGCCGGGCCGCAAAAAAAGCAGCCGCCCCGCTTTGATAACCGCGACCGCGCCATAGCGTTGCGCCAGGCGGGTGACAAAGCTGGGATCGGTTTCGTGGGTCTGATCGATATGATCGATCTTGATCCCGGCGAACCCGTCCGCCATCTGCAAAATCAGCCCGCAGCGCTGGGCAATCTGCGTCACGATGCCGCCCAGCGTGGCGTCGTGGTAAGAGAGGTCGCGCGCCTTGCCCAGCTCCCCGCGAAAATCGACGCTGCGCGCCACAATGGTCAGCACATCGGGCGCGCCGCCGTGGCTCACCTGATCGACCGTATAGTCGCCCTTGTTGTGCAGCTGGCCAGCCCAGCCCAGGAACAGCGACACGACCGTGCCGCGCTGCGGCAGCTGCAGCAGGCCATCGCTGTCGTCCAGAGCAAGGTTCAGCGTATCCGCTTCGAAGCCGCGGTTATCGGTAAGCGTCAGCGAGATCAGCCGATCGCGCAGATTGGGCGTCACATCCTTGCTGCCGATCCACAGCATAAAATCGGGCGCCGGCCGGCTGCCCGCCTTAATCGCCATCGCGCCGAGTTCACTCACAGTGAGAAGCCTCCCGCCACCGCTTCCGCTTTCGCCCACAGCGCGCTGCCCTGCGCTTTCAGGTCGCCGAACATCGAGACCAGCGACTCGTCGACACGCAGCAGATCGAGGGTAAAGGCAATCACGCGCGCGCTCCCGTCGGCGTAGAAATCGCTGTGCGTCGTCTTAAAGCTCTCGATGACGTACATGCCGTAGATGGTGCCGTCGCCGCCGATCAGCGGCCAGGCGCGCCCTTCGTCGGCCAGCAGCTGAAACGCCTGCGCCTTAACCGGGCCGCCGGTCAGCTCCGGGCGCAATTCGCCGCTCAGGGAGATCTTGTCGCTGCCTTTGCCGGTAAACTGCGCTGCGGGGCGTCTGCCGACGCGATTATTGCTGGTCCAGTTCCAGCCGCTGCTGTGTATCAGCTGGTTATAGGGCAGCGTCTGCCGCATAAAGGGCAGCATGCCGTAGATCATCATCATGGATAGAATCCTCCTGTCATGGCGCTGCGCTGCCGGTTTTGCTGCTCGAACTGCTGCTGAGCAAAATGCTGCTGCACAACCCGTCCAATCTCATGAGCATCCATGCCGGCTGGCGCATTCACCGTGATATTGCTGGTGTAAGCGTTCTGCTGCGTCATGCTGCCCGCGGCGGGCGCGACGACCGGCCGGTAGCTCGGGCCGCTGGCCAGCAGGTTACTTTGCAGCCCGCTGGCGGCGGGCGCGGCGTCGTTCTCGGCGGCCGTCGCGTCTGGCGGCAGATCCGCCTTCAGCTGTTTGCTTTTACTGCTGGCGATGCCGAGCTTGTTCAGCACCCAGTCGATGCCGCTGGTGAGCTGATCCAGCGCATGGCCGGGGATCTTTAGCGCCTCGGCGAGCATATTGCCGAAGCTTTTTCCCATATCGCCGGCGGCGGCCAGCTGCTCCTGCGTCGCTTTTACCGGCTCCAGCAGCTGCGTAAAGCCGTTCCATACCGACTTGATCTTGTCCGTCACCCAGGCGAACACCGGCTGCAGCGGCGCAAAGGCGTCGCCGATCGGCCCCATCGCGGCGGAAAACCCCTGCGCGACGCCGCTAATAAAGGCGCTGATGGGTTCCCAGTACTGGCGGATCAGCAGCGCGCCGCCGACGATGGCCGCGACGATAGCCGCTACCGGCAGCGTGATGGCGCCGATGGCGGTGACGATCGCGCCGCCCACCACGGTGAACAGGCCGCCAAGGATCTCGACTCCGGCCATGATGGCGCCGACGCCGCTGACCACCGGCCAGACCGCCATGCCGATAGCGCCCAGCGCGCCGACAAAGGTCAGCGCCGCCGCCGCCGTGGCGATGCCGCTCGCCAGCGTCGGGTTATCCTGCAGCCACTGATCGATGGTGTGCAGGAACTGCGTCGCCTCCTGCGTCAGCGTGCGCAGCGGGCCTTCAAGCGGGGCAAAGAGGTCGACGCCGATAGCCGCCTTTGAGGCGTCGAGCTTTTGCAGATCCCCGCCGAGGCTATCCTGCTGCGCCTGCGCCATGCGCGCCGTCCCGCCGTCGGCGTGCTGCACCGAGGCGGTGAGCGTCTCCAGTTCGCCGCTGGCGGCGCCCCGCGTCAGCAGCGAGGCTGACGAGGCCGCCTTCGCGCCGACGATGCTGTTCAGCGCGTCCGCCTGCTGCGCCGCGTCCATCCCCTTGCTGGCGAACGCGGCCTGAATATCTTTCAGCAGCGGCAGGATCTGCCGCGCGTCGCCGTTTTCGTCGCGGGTGGGCACGCCGAGGGCGGCGATAGCGCCCTCGCCCTCGCGCGTCTGCAGCCGCGTCAGGATCGCGCCGATCTCTGCGCCCGCCGCCGCGCCTGTAATGTGATTTTGCGCCAGCAGCCCCAGCATGGCGGAGGTCTGCTCAACGCCGACGCCGGCGCTTTTCGCCACCGGCGCGACGCTGCTCAGCGCGCTGCTCAGATCCTCGAACTTCATGCCGGTCTGGTCGAGGGTGGCGCTGAGCACATCGCCAAGATGGGCGATATCGCCGCTGTCGAGGCCGAACGCGCTTTTCGCGTCCATCAGCAGACCGACGTTATCCTCCGCCGAGTGGCTGTTGACCTGCGCCATGTTCAGCGCCACCGGCGTGGCGGAGGCGATATCGTCGACCGAGCCGCCCGCCTGGGCGATATCGAGCTGGGTCTGCGCCACCGCCTGCGCCGGAATGCCGGTCTGCACGCTAAGGCTGCGCGCCTGTTTATCCAGCGCGACGGCCTGCGGCGAGCCTTTCTGCAGGCCGGTTTTGGCCTGCAGCGCGGCATCGGCGCGCGCCAGCTCGTAGCCGGGACGCAGCAGCGCGGCGCCGGCGGTAAAGCCCGTTTTCGCCAGGCCGATGCCCGCAGCACCGGCGCTGCGGATCTGGCCCGCCAGCGCCTGCCCTTTGCGGTAGCGCTCCGCCGTCTGGTTTTGCCGCTCCTGCTGCTGGTTCAGCCGCGTTAGCTGCTGCTGCTGACCATTAAGGTGCTGGCTGGCCTGCGCCGTGGCCGCTTTCAGCCGCAGCTGTTCGCTGCTCAGGCTGCGCGTGGAGATACCCGCGTCGTTCAGGCTTGCTCGCTGCTGCTGCACGGCCAGACGCAGGCTCTGCGCCTGGCTCTGCAGCGCGGCGGTACGCTGACGCGCCTTTTCCAGCCCGCGGCTCTGCTGCTCCGCAGGTTGACCGCTGGCGCGCATCGCCAGCGCCAGCGCAGCCGTTTCCGCCTTCGCCTGTTTGAGCTGCTGCTGCGTGTCGTTCAGCTGGCGGTTGGCGGCGCGAAAGCCGTCGATTTTCGCCGACTCCGCCTGCAGCACCGCCAGGTTCCGCTGCGTATAGGCCATGGCGCCGGCGACCTTTTGCGTTTCGTTCTGGAGGCGCTGCAGCGGGCGCAGCGCCTGATTAACCGCCTTCAGCAGCGCCTGCAGTTTGAGGTCTTCACTCATCCGTATTTGCTCCGCTGCGGATCAGGGCTTTATGCCGCCAGTCGAGCAGCTCGGCCAGCGGCAGATCGTTCATATCAGAAAGGGGCCAGTGAAAAATGGCGGCGATATCAGCCATCAGATCGTTGACTGTCAGTCCGCCAGGCCAGTCGACGTTGCCGACTTCGCTTGCAAAAAACCAATCACCTTGCCGCCGAGCGCGATGAGATCCACCGGGTCAAGGCTGTTGCACTCCGCTTTGGTCAGCGCAGGCAGCGTGACGCGCGGCAGCACCGTCAGCAGCGCATCGACGTCGCTTGATGCGAGATCGGCGAGGCGCACGCCGCGCAGCGAGCCGGCGCTCGGCCTAATCAGCTCAACCTGCGCGATGGTCGCATCGCCGCGTTTCATCGGGGTTTCCAGCTCAACGATATTCTCTTGCTGTTCCATGTTTCTCTCTCATACAGATGAAAAAGCCAGCGCCGGGCGCTGGCGTCAGGGTTAAGCCAGGCCGAGATTTTTACGGCGCTGCGCAAGGCGATCGTCGCCGTTCACCTTCTCGACCATGTTGACGGTGTCGATCTCAATCAGCGCTTTACCGTTCCAGGTGAGCTTGAAGTAGCTGTTTTTGGTGGTGATTTTGGTTTCGGTGTCCTCGCCCTGTTTGGCTTCGCCGAAGTCGAACGCCTGATGACGGCCGCGCACCTCAATCTCTACCGCGATCTCTTCGCCGGTGTCGTCACGCTGATAGGAGCCGGTGAAGCGCAGCGGTACGGCGGAACCGCCCCACTGCGTCAGCACCAGGTCGTCCATACCGGCGATGGTCCACTCCATATCGAGCGCGTCGTCGTCCAGACCGTTATCGATAAAGGCGGCGCCGTTCATGCCGCCGCCGCGATAGGCGTCCAGCTTGCGAGAAAGTTTCGGCAGGGTGACGGAAGAGACAACGCCCTGATAGCTGTTTGAATCATTGAAAAGGTTCAACCCTTTCAGTTTGCGGGGTAGTGCCATTTATCCGGCTCCTTAGCTATTTACGGATGCGGCGAAGTTCGCCAGATAGGTGTCGGTGATGCGCTGGCGCAGCGTCAGATCTTCCAGCGGCGGCACCGGCGTGTAGTCGTAGTCGATAAAGAGTTTGCCCGCCTTCAGGGTAGCGGCGTCGTTGGCGCTTTCGTCATACCAGGCGGATGCGCCCAGCAGATAGCCAGCGCTGACCAGCTCGCGGAATTTTGCGTTGATGCCCGCGATGATCTCGCGCACCAGAACCGGCGTCAGCGGTTTGTCTACCGCCCACATGTGCGCTTCAGCCATGGTGTCAGCCAGCACCTGCGCGGTGCGGGTGTAGTTCTCGAACTGAAAAAGCGGATCGTCGCTGCAGGTGCGGTTGCCCCAGAAGCGGAAGCCGTCTTTGCGGATCAGCGTGGTGACGTCCGCCGCGTTAAGCAGGTCAGCGTCTGTGCCGCTCTGTTGCAGATCCCAGAAGACCGATGAGGAAATGCCGGTGACGCCGTTGACGCCGACGTTCGACAGAGTTTTATGCCAGCCGGTGTCGTTGTCGATTTTGGCGCGCAGGCCCAGCGCACGCGCCGTCGCATAGGCGGTTTCGGCAGCGTTGGTCGCGGTGTTCCAGGCGACGAAGTCGGGCCAGATCACCATCAGCTCGCGCTGGCTGAAGTTTTTGCGGTAATTCATGGCGTCGCTGATGGTTTTGCAGTTCCAGGCTGACACATAGGCGAAGGCGCGCAGCTGCTGCGCGATACTCGCCAGCGCGGTCGCCACTTCCTGCGAATCGAGCCCCGGCACGCCGAGAATGCGCGGCTTAACGTCGAGCTGCGTTTGCGCTGTCAGCAGCGCCTTCATGCCGGTGTACTGGCCGTTTTCGTCGGTGGTGCCGATGATATTGGAGGTGGTCGCTTCGGGGGTCTCGCCTTCGGCAACGCGTACCACGACGGTAACCGGTTTCGACTGGTCGGCAATCGCCTGCAGCGATGCCGCCAGCGTGCCTTTGCTGCCGGCTTTGGCGATAGCGGCCTGCACGTTGGTCAGCAGCACCGGGGTGTTAAGCGGGAAAGCCGCGGCGTCTGCGTCGGCTGCGGTGCAGACCAGGCCGACTACGGCGGTGGATACGGTAGAAATGGTGCGCGTGCCGTCATTGATTTCGACAACGCGTACACCGTGATGATAATCAGACATCTGATGCACTCCGTGTTGAGGGTGCGCTCAGATTGTCAGGTCAGGTGAGAGAAATCATGCGGTTAGAGTTTGCTGAGGGATGAGTGAACACGAGGCAAAATAAAGCCCCGTTATCGGGGCTTCGTTTATGCAGTCTCACCATTAGTGGGCACAGCGGGCCATTCCGCTAGAGGGATTGAGGCATCAAGCTGGCTCAACTGGACACGGTATTTCTTCCAGGCTCTCAGAATTTCGGTGTCACCATCCAGTGCCATGCCTAATTCAATCGCGTCTGACAGCGTCTGAATTTTTTCTGACACATTCCTCAGGCGTGAACTAAGAATTGCCTGTCTTGCCTCTATATCAAAGACCGGTTTCATAGGCGGCCCCTTTATCACCTCGCCATTGATAAGCAGGCAATCTGGTCCTATGGATTCAAATTTATCCTGCGTCAGCTCTTCGTAACGTTGTGAAATATACCTTTCCGCATCCTTTTGGCTGAAAGCAACGAACATCGCATTTATGTAGTTTTCATTGTTCAGTGAAACGAAATAGCGAAGTAAAAAAGCTGTATTTTCACCTGCCGAAGCCGGTAAATTCTGAGTTTCAGTATTCATTATAAAATTGCCAGAAAGTTAACGTTAACTGCCGCCCCGTTACCATTGTAGAGAGTGGCAGCATTGGATGCCGCGCCGCTAAACCATACGTTGGGCGCGCCGTTTAAGGTCGAGGCGTATAGGCCAGGCGTAGTGTAAAACGCCATCGGAAATGTCCATGTGAAGGAGCTATTTGCCGCAACGGTAAAGTTTGCGCGACACCACATCCCACCACCTGGCAGTTTTATCCACGCCCCATTTCCGTTGCTACCTGATTGAAACTGACCGTAAGCGACGGCGCTATTAGCAGTAGTTCCTGCGGCTACTGCAAAGCCCTGATTTACATCACCGCCTTTGTAGGCATAATTGCCCAGCATGTAATCCAGACGTTGGTTGTTGACGGCGGCTGTAGGATCGCCACTATTTCGAACAAAAAAATTGTTATTTGAGTTGCCACTGATATTAGCCTTCTGCCCCAGCTGATTAGCGATCGTGGTAGCGAAGTTCGGATCGTTGCCAAGTGCCGCAGCCAGTTCGTTTAACGTGTCCAGTGCCGCCGGGGAAGACGCAACCAGCTGCGCAATGGCCGCCTGCACAAAAGCCGTGGTAGCAATCAGCGTAGAGCTGTTGCCTGTAACGGGCGTCGGCGCTTTTGGCGCACCGGTAAAAATCGGGTTCTCTTTTGGCGCATACTGCTTGTGCGGATCAGCTGCGGCATTATGTTTTGCCATCAAGTCATCCGCATAAGCTTTCACCTCGATCACCCCATCATCTACATATTTACGCGTCGCCAGCACCACCGACGGGTCGATCTTCAGCGTCACTGACGCGACGCTGTTGACGATGATAATCATGCGCACCGTCTGCGTGCGGCCGCTCCCCTCCTGCAGCTGCGGCTTATAGGTCTCGGCGCAGTTGGCGACGGCAATCATCACGCCGTCGGCGTCGAACAGGCCGATTTCGCGGATCCAGAAGCCGCCTTCGTTCTCGGGGATAATCTGCTCGGCGATAATCTGGCTGCTGTTGGCCGCATCGACGCTTAGCGAATTCAGCGCCGCGCGCCGTTTCTCGCCGATAAGTTTCGTCTGCGAGGCATCCGGCGTCGGCAGCGCGCCGCCGCCGTCGCCTACCGCCATTTCGGTGATCTGCAGCTTAGTGCCGAGCGCCGTGGCGTTCGCCAGCCTGGCCGCGCCCTGATTGGTCAGCAGGGCATAATATTTCGTTGTCATGTGCGCACTTCCGTCAGGTCAATTAAATGTACCGCTGAGCCGGTGTAGCCAGGCCCGTTCACGGTGATGATTTCAGGGGTGTAGGGGTAAACCGTTAGCTCGTCGCCGCTGTAGCTGGCGGCCGCTACCGGCAGCGTTCCGCTTGAATCGAGATTGATCGAAAGACCGATCAGATGCCGACTGCACGGCTTCGCATCGGCGATCAGCCGCTCCAGCTCGTTGTACATCTCCTCGGTAATGCCGGTATCGAGCACGCCGACGTCGAGGCGGAACGTGCCCGGCGCGTCACCGGTTTTCCACCACTCGATAATGCGGATCAGATAGCCGAGCGGCTCGACGATGCGCCGCAGCGAGCCGATGGTGCCTTTATGTCGGTGCACGTACTCCGAGGCGGCCACGACGTTGCGTTTGGTCGCCTCGTTCCACCCGGCGTCCCAGCGGTCAACCGACCAGGCCCAGGCGAGATAAGGCAGCAGCGCCACCGGACAGGTCTGCGCGCTCCATAGCTGGCGCAGCGGCACCGGCATCGCCTCGATATCGGCGCACGCCTGGGCGGCGGCGACTTCGAGCGGCGAGGAGCCGGTCGGCAGCAGCCGATCACTCATCGGAACCTCCTATCCTGATGCTGTAGCCGCTGCACCAGGCGGCCTGGGTTTTATCCAGCACCACATCGGCCGTCGGCTGCGCCAGCTCGACGCGCTGCACGCCTTCCACATGCAGCGCGGCGTAGAGCGCCGACTGGCGGATATCGCGCCCCAGCCGCGACTGCGCGTTGATAAAGGCGAGCAGCTTCGCTTCGGCGGCGGCACGGATCGGCTCCGCTTCCGGGCCGGGATAGAGAAACAGCGTCGCGTCGACGCGGTAGCTGACGATAGCGGCCGCCTGCACCCGAACGCGATCGGCCACCGGACGCACATCCTCATCGTTGAGCGCGTTGGCCACGATCGCTAGCAGATCGGCAGACGCGGTGCCATCGCCCTCGCGGCTCAGCACGGTGATCGCCACCTCCGCCGGCGCCGGGCTGGTGGCGGAAACGTCCGCTATGCGCCCATCGGCGCTTTTGGCGTGATACTCGTAGGCGCCGCTCGGCCCCGCCACGCTCAGTCCTTCGAACGCGGCGGCGATGCGCATGCGGAAGTTGTCGTCGCTCTCCATCACCGCCGCGGTCGGCGGCAGCGTGCTGTTGTCCGCCGCCCTCAGCGTCAGCCGGGTCACGCCGTTGTTGGCGCCCAGCTGGTCGAGATCGGCGCCGGTCGCCCAGGCGACCATATTGGCTTTCGCCGCCTCGTTGACGCGCTGACGCAGAATCAGCTCGCGGTAGGCGTTCTCCTGCAGCAGCTTCACCAGCGGCTCCGACTCCAGCGCCAGCGTGCGGGCTATCGCCGCCTGCTGCTCGGGCGGATAGAGGGAAATCAGCGTCGCCTTGCGCTCGGCCAGCAGGGTTTCATAATCCAGCGCCTCCACCACGTCGGGCGCAGGCAGCTGGCTCAGGTCAATGGTT